GTCTATCGAACTCATACGAAAAGAACTGTTGTAGCTTTGCGTGTTTTCTCCAATAGAACTCATCATGCACCTCGCCATTACTATCACGAAGTCCTGCGTATTGGTCTAGTCCCATATCTTTCTCCTTTGTTATTTGGTTAGACTTCTCCCTCTTATCAAATCCCAGAACAACACGCAAGAACTTTTTTTATTTTATTTTTCATTTCAGTCCTGCACCCCCTGAACTTTAAGCACGACCAATTACTTTTGGTTGTTTGTCAAACGAGGCTTCGCTAGAATTTCCTGCACGCCGTCCAGCTCCTTTTCCATCTCCAGCGGGACCAGTTCTTCTTCTAACGAGAACGAGCTTCTAGAGTAGTCCAACAAACGAGAGGATCAGGATGCCGGTGACGCCCAGCACCCAGCTTGGCCAAAGCATCATCGAGACTATGTACAAAGCGAGAAAGCTCAATTGTCATTTCCTTCCTGCAGCTCCTGAGCCCGAACTTCTACAGCCCACCAAACTAAATCATTTACCAGCTGCGCGAGCGAGCCAGGATCCTTCGAAAGGTGTTGCAGAAATTCTCCCTTCTTCAGGCCATGCTGATCCGCGTGCTCATCTAGCATGTCCCAGATCTCATTCTCATGACGCGCATGAAATGCGGCAGTTTCTGTGTAATAAATAATACCGGCAACGCCCCCACTGCATCCGTGTTTGGCAATGTCTGAGATAAGACCCAGCTCTTGGTCTTCATATGCACGAAGGCATTCGGTGATCGTTTTGTGCTCTACCCAACTAGTCGACATCCTGCACCTCCTCCAGGTCATCTTCATCGATTCCTTCGCAGAAGGAAGAGTGATCCCCGGTGTACTCATAAATTTTTCCATCGATAGACTCGCCACTTTCATCTACCTTTTGAAAGGTCAAAGAGTGAACCTGTAGTCCGTAAAATTTTTTTACCATGATATCACTCCTGTCCAAGTTAAAGTTAAAAATGCCACCGTAATGAATGTGGCTTCAGGTATAAAGTTATTCATTTGCTCTCCTTTGGTTAACGGCCACACGTCAGAGATTCACCAGCCATCTTTCAGGCCATCGTACATCTGCTGATCAGGCATTCACTTAGGCGAAGGTAACGTGCAGCAGACCTTACATAAGACATGATGGGATATATGTCAAGAGGAATTTTTTATCTTTTCCAAAAAATATTTTCTTCGGTGTTCGGGAACTTCTTGTACCATTTCCTGCACCACCTTCTGCAGACCCCGATTCTTACGCTGCAGGTCGTCCAGCTTTTTGTTATATGAACGAGATCTGTTCTGACTTCGAACGAGATCGAGGGCTTCAAAATCTACTGCCATGCCACCACCATTACCCATTCGGTGTCCTTTGTCAAATAGAAATTCATCAGCGTCCTGATCCCAGCTCCAGAGTATCCTGAGCTGCAGGGGGGTTCGTCTTGTTCTTCCGAGAACGAGAACGAGGTGCCTGTCAAACGAGAACTGAGATGGGGATCCCGTCACCAGACCCAGCTAACAAAGAGGTAAAAACTGTAACTGGGTCAGGAAACGAGAACGAGGATTACGCTGCTGGTCCTGCCATGCGTAAAGCATTAACGGATACCTGTCCGTTGTCAAGTAAACGAGAACGAGATCCACGCTGCTCCCGCAGGAGAAGGTTCACCATCTCTTCCTGGATCCGTGGCCATTGTCCGGTAACGAGAAACGAGGCTTCGGGGATCAGTGAACGAGGATCAGTGAAACCGGAAACTGGTCTGTAGAGTTTAATACGTCTCTTCGAGAGGGGGTTATCCAAGTTCTCATGAAGTATAAATACAATACCACCAGCTTTAATATATCTATTAATCCAAACTATTTGCCACTTGTTTAATTTAGGAAACTTAGATTTATCAGATTTAAGTTCTATCCAAAATACACCAGATTTATGTACGCCATGAATATCAGGAATTCCGTTAATTGTGCTAGATTCTATGCGGGTTAGAAAGCAATCGACTAAACCCTTTTTTACCTTTTGCCACAACAAACTTTCGTTATTTTTATTTGACATTTATCAACTTAACTTTTTAATTTCTTTGATAACAGAATTAGGAATTATTGTGGTGTTGCCAATCGTTTCTATGTCTTTACCATTATCTGCAAATGAATAGTCACCGAACAATCTAGTAACTCCTTTCGACTGACTCAGGAGATGCCCCTTGGTGATGCAAGTAGCTAATTTAGATTTTTGTAGTGCCTCAAACGAAGTCCATGAGCTGTCGGAAACAATATCAAACCATTCTACTGAAACCATAGGATATTTATCTATCTCTGACTTTACTTTTTTAGGTGCTGCTATTTTTTTTCTCATCTACTATTACCTCTACAGTTCCAACTGATGTTAACATTGGATTATGCTTAGCGTTAAATAAAACTAAAAACTCAGACCAACTACTGTTCTTCAACATCTGAGACTTGAGCTTCGATTGTCTTGGCGTTGTATCCTTCAATCTTCTGGGATAACTCTTCCAATTTCTTTTCAAGTTCCTCACGCGACATACCCTCCAAACCACTAACTCTAACTTCTTTACGATCTACATAAGCACCTGCTAATTGTCCTGATCTATATTCAGCATTGATAGCTGCTGCATATTGTTTATCGTCTTCTGCTTTGTTAGCAATTCTTTCTAATCGTTTATATCGTCTGAGATTATCGCTTTCGTATTTTTTAACTTCTTGTTCAAATCGTTGATCATAATATTTTGCAACGTGAGGATTTAGTTTTCTATTTAATAATTGTGATGCAGATGATTTAGCTGTGTTATCATTTTTAGCTTGAAACCCTGCTTTCAGATAAGCCTCATGCTGTGTGATATTACCATGTTCCTGCACCATTATCTCCACAAACATTCTTTGTTTCGGAGTTAACTCGTGAACAGTTTTTAACTCGTTACGTTTCATTACTATTGTTTTCGAATATACTGTTGTAGTTTCATTTTATCTTTTTTATCAGATGAATGAAGTTGTAATGCTCTTGCATAATCTGTTTTTGCAGATGTTCTAGATTTAAGTGGTTGTAATTTTGTAAGATCTGTAATTGTTTTACCAGACAGTTTAAAATATTTTTTAGCAGCAGCTTTAATACCTTTAGTAATTAAACCACCAACAAGATAACCTTTTTTCATCATTATATAAATCTTCCTTTCGTTGCTTTTATAACACCACCAAGTTTTTTTCTACCTAATTTTTCTGAAATAAATTTTCTGACCGATTGTGATATAGCTTCTTGATTAGCTTTACGCTGCTCTTTAGTCATCATAGGTATTTGCATTGATTTACCTTTTTTATCAGATGCATAGGCTTTACCAAATATTTGAGGTCTTGGACCACCTTTTGGTATGCTTTTAGTTTTTGGAGCTTTAAGATAAGTTTCTTTATCCATAAATTTAGTGGATTTAATTTTTCTTTTAATATCTGACTTAACTAAATCATAAGGCACAACACCTCTTAAATGTCTAGGTAATTTCTTCTGCTGCCTAACCTCAGCTTTGTATTTTCTAAAACCTTTTCTAAATGCAGCTTTGGCAGTATTGAATATTAACTTCTTAATCATAATTTCTATTATATAGATTTTTTAAAGTAATTGTAAGTTCCCAAAAAACTTTCGATAGCGTTCCCGCAAGACTAGGTATAGTGGTGTATCCAAGATACACCATAGATACACCATAGATACACCATAAAAACGTACTTAAGTGATTGATATTATTACATTATTCTTCTTCAGATACACCAGATACACCTCTTTTACCCCCTGAGTACTTTTTTATTTTAATTAGTCTGAAATATCTATATAGTAAAAATGTTTTATAAACATCTGCGGTCATTGGAAACCCTAATCTGGTTCGGTTTCCGGTGGCCGTTATTCCTTATCACTTCTCCATTATCATCTATTATTTTAGAACGATTCTAAACTACATTTCATTGGACACACACCACCGATTATGGTACCTTTAATTATGGCTACAAAAAGTCATGTTATACCTTTTAAATTTCTGGGGTTATTTTTTATTGCTCTCTTAATAACCCCAGGGGTTAAATTTATTTTCCCACCATGACTACGCTAACTTCGTGATTTTCTTTCTAATCTCTCTTCTTTCCTCTTTAGAATCTGCCTCCCGATACAATCGATACAGCTCCCGATAATTTAACCATCGCTGTTGTTTAGTACTAAATTTAATTTTTTTATTTTTTATTAATTTTATAAATTCACCACGGATAAGTTCTGGATCCATATCTGCTGCCCAACACACATCTTGAAAATCTTCAGAATTACCATAAAACCATTTATACGCATCTTCTTTCCAATAGGTTTCTTTTTTAAAATTAGATGGATTAAGCACATCTTCCAACGCCTGGACAAGAATAGCTTGAAATAGGCGCTGTTCTGCTAATTCTTTAGGTCGAGTCAGTTCCATACTCAACTTAATTCCCAAATTTTTTAATAAGTTTGGTGAGCAAGTCACTAAATTTTTTCACCTCTCGTTTAGGATATTTAGGTCTACCCCTGCTGGTCTGACTATGCTTTGCTATTTGATACTGATCATGAATTAGATCTATAAAATCATTAC